TTATTCCACTGTGCCATTAGTTTCCGTATGCGATTTTACTTGCGAATACAGTTGCTGCTGTAACTGCTGTTGGAGTTGGTGTAGCTCCATCATCAGCAGAAATAACAACGGCGGGCGTCTTTTCGATAGAAAGTCTCTCACCAGCAGCAATCCAAACAGTAACAGCAGATGCCTCTGCTATTAAAAGTCTAACAGCAGTATTGTTTGTATTGATTACAGATACAATACTGGCAGTATCTACATCTGATGGTGTTGCTAAATCAACAGCTTCTGCTAATGGTTTGATCGCCATGTTCCCGCACTTTTTTATTATTTATCTCTGGTTGCCGTTCATCTGCTTCAGCATCTTCTGAAGTTCGGAAGTGCTACCGACAAACATAGCATTGTTTGTGACCTTGGTTGGACCTTTCTTTTCCTCGTCAAGATCCTTCATTTTCTTATGGAGATCCTGTAGTTTCTCAGTCATGTCTGCAACGTGCTTCATTGCCGCTACAGCAACCTCATACGCTCTTGGGTGCCCTGACTCCTGAGCGACCTCTAAAGCGCCTCTGACCGCCTCCTGACCCTGATCTATGAGGCTGTATAGTTCGCCTCTGGTATATTCATAATCTTTTTGGCGATCGTCATCAGTTTTCTCAACCTTTACTGGTGGTTTTTCTTCCACAGGTTCAGCACTGATATTGAGGATCTCCTCCATGTTTTCTTCTAAGTTCATAAGTATTCAATTCCCTCATTAAATCCAAAGTCATCTGCTGCAGTTAATAATGCATCATCTGCTGCATCAATATTTCCATCACCATCAAGATCTTCTAATGCTTTTGGAGTGTAAGTTCTTGTAATATTTCTCTTACTAATAGAAAGATCCCCACTGGTTTCATGTATGATAGACTTCCTGATAATATCAGATTGACTAAATGGACCATACATGTAAGTCTTAGCAGTAAAATTCAGTGTGTAAATGATATATCTTCTCTGTAGAAAACTATCATCCCACTCATCTTCGTAATTGATGTTATTCAAAACAAAAGCAACATCTCTCTTTTCATCCATTTCTGGAATCATGTTTAGAGTGACAGAGAATGATGGTTGAAAGTATGGAAGAATCTGCTCCACAATCTGTAGTGCATCATCTTGCGACTTGGTAATAACGCCAAGTTCGAATCCCAAATTATATGGAACTGGAACGTACTGTGTCTTTACTTCAGTACCATCATCAGAAATAACAGATTTGTATTTTTGAATTGGACTTGTCTTTCTTGACGAATCGTAATCAATACTTGTCATTTCAAAATAAAGACGTGGTAGGGTAATAGCAACCTTTCTACCAACATCTGGATTTTGCTCAAGACGAGTTAGAAACTTATTCTTTGGACCATAAGCCAAAGGAACTTTCTCTTCTTCTAAAACATCACCTGTGCTTGGATCGAGCTTCTTTAAAGTAATGTTATTGAAGAGAGTACCAAAAGCAATAATATTCTTTCGTATAATCTCGTTATAAAAATGTGATCCTAACATCAGATACTACCTGTATAATTTCCAAACTCGCCAAATGGATTCCTTTCGGTCCAATCAATAATTTCATCAGCAGAATCTTCGATCTCTCTATTTTGATCGTACTCGCTGTTGGTATTATTTAGAGTGTCAAATGTACCGACAACCCAAACAGCACCATTATCATTACCAGTTATTGCTTCGCCTGTCGCAAATGTTCCAGTTCTATTGATAACTTGTATAATCCTGGTACTATTGTCCCACGACTTAACTTCTGCTTCGACACCAGTTGTAGATCCTGTAACTGTCTCACCCACAGCAAAGTCTCCAGTGCCACCAACCCCAAGGGTAAGAGCAATAGCAGAACTAAAGAGAGTTTCGATTTCGTCGATTTCTGCGACGCCAGTTGATATGTCGTCATTTCCGACCTCGTAGATTTCTGCGGTCATTATGAAGAACTGAATCTTACCAAACTGGTAGAATGGTGTTTCCCTTTCTACAAATTTGATTTCGTACAGATCTTTAGTTAGTGGGAAGTAAAGAAGATCTCCTTCGTTGGGTCTTCCTGGTACTGTTAGAGTAGGATTGTATTGTGCTTCTACTTCGTCCCATCTCCTGGATGATAAGATAAACTTTACCTCATCAGTAATTCTCAGACCAAACTTGCTGATAAATTCTGACGTATCTCCAAAACCTTCTACATTTTGTAGAAGCATCTCTACCTGAAACTGATCCTGATACTTCGAATAGATTACATCATCCAAAGTATTATCTTTTAGGATTGTTCTTGGCATGTAATAGATATCAGTTCCGAACAGTTTGATCTGTTCATCAACGAGATCCTGATACAGGTTTTGCTCGCTGCTGACGCCTTGATAGTATGTTGGAAAATAAGGACTGGTAGGCATTAGTTTACTCTATTAAAAGGAGTTCCGTCTTCTCTTAAATAAGCGTAGCAATAATATTTTTTCATAACATCACCCTATAGCATCCATGGGCGGAATAGCATACTTACTGAGAACTTCAGATTCAATCTTCTCGATCTCTGCTAATGCGTCTGTGTATAATTCTCTGCCATTAAGGGTAATACCACCAGGCAACTGAACATTATTATATTTGATGAGGTTCATACCCCACTGCTTCTTCATCAGAGCAGTAGCATATTTTTTCACAAACATATCGTTATACATTTCGGTAGCATCATTAGGATCAATGAGACGATGTGCCTCAATCAAAAGATACTTACCTTCATCTAAGAACTCTTTATTGATATCAAGGTATAAACGATCACGACGCATTGTGTATCTAAACTGTTGGAATGATCCATTGTTGAGGACCATATCCAAAGTTTCAAGATACTGTTTAGTCATATAATAGTTGAGAATATCAAGCGACCCAAACGCATACAAGTCGTTTAAGAATAACTGATACTCAACACCAAAAAGATTAGAACGGATTGAATTGCTAACTAAACCAAATACTTTGGTAATACCTACAACATGATCTGGGATGGGAATATAATTTGTTGCCTCTTCCCAATCGGTTGTTCCATTTGATGTTGTTAGTTTACCAGCAAATCTTGTAGTGTCATCAGCAGTAATTTCATGTCTGAGGTAGCAACGCTCCATACCATTGTAACAGTTCTCTTGAAAGAACTGAATAGTATCGTCGATAACATTATTGACCTGCTCGTCGTCGATATTAACTTGGAGGACAGGTTCGCCAAGCTGCCTCTTACAATATGTGATTAGATCAGCTCTTGAACTTGGAGATGCCATTAGACACAAAAAATCCCTTCTTACCTATTTAGTAAGACGGGAATTGGATCACTCGTTAGGAGCGTCTGGATTTGGTAGTGCTGCTTCTGGACCAGGAGATTCTGGTTCACCACTCAGAATAGCAAGAGTCTCAATACCACCCTGCAACTTAGTGCGGTACTCTTTTGCTTTTGCAAGACTTGTTTCCAGATCTACAATCTGCTTTTCTGCTTGAGCAAGTTGATCTTCAAAGTTCTTTTTAAGTTGTTCAGTGTCCATGTCGTTAATATAAAATGATGTGACGAATTATTTATAAGTTGACTATGACTACATAAAATGCTATGATGACCTTTATATGAACAACAATATAATGCAGGACGAACTACTTTCATTATTTCCAACACCAGTTCTTATCGCACAATATCCTGTGCCCTATGAGAAAGAGTTGGAATATATTCGTAACTTGCCCTGTCGTAGAGAAAACAAGGGTGGAGATGCAGGTAATAAAATACACTACAACCGACAGTCAGAAGATACTTTTGTATTAGATAAACCTGAACTATCAAACATCAGGGAGTTCATCAAGTCCAAGATCTTTAAGTTTGCACGAGAGGTAATGTGCTCTAAAGATGAGGTGGTGATTACTCAATCCTGGATTAATAAGTCTGGTAAGGGTGAGTCACACCACGAACATGTGCATCCTAATAGTATGATTAGTGGTGTCTGGTATCCAGTCATTAATGAACAACTACCACCCATTCAGTTCCGTAGCAGAGCACAACGGGACATCAGTCTGTCCAATGATAAGTATAATAACTTTAACAGTGCAACTTTCTTGCTGCCTATGAAGATGGGAGAGTTGATTATCTTCCCAAGTAATCTGACTCATAGTGTTCCTGCCAATCAATCTGATACCGAACGTATCAGTTTGTCCTTTAATACTTGGGTAAAGGGTAGTCTTGGTGATATCAATTCACTGACTTATCTTCCACTGGACCGCTGCGTATGACCTCCGCACTATCACGACCACTCCCAGAGTTTCATGGGTTTGGATATAGAATCGCACAGATAGAAAACAATACTCACTGCAACTATAAGTGTTGGTTCTGTCCTAATGCTTATGATAAACCTGCACCGAAAGAGTGTATGACTCTGGAACAATTTCGGAAGATTCTCACAGAAATTCGTTCTGTTTATACGCAATGGGAACTGAATGATGTCTCATTTGCCACATATAATGAACCTAATCTTGATGATGGGTTTAAGGAGAAGTTGCAATTGATGACTGATATGGGATTTAATTATGAACATATCTCCAATGGAAGTATGGTCACGACTGAATTGACTGATTGGTTGATTGAAAATCCACAGAAAATTAAACAGTTTCGTCTCAACATTCCAACATTGGATGAGAAGAAGTGGAAAGACATTACAGGTGCATCCACTGCTGTGATGTATCGGATGTATTATCAGTTGATGTATCTGTTTGAGAACTCACAGAGACTGAACTTTCCCATCACAGTGATTGTAAATGGTGATGGTAGTGAAGATCACAAACAAGAGTTTATGAAGGTCTATCAGAAGTTCCAAAGATGTCCTTCTGGTATTAACTTTAGTATGACTGGATTGATTGATAGGGCTGGAACACTTGAGGGTGCAGAGTGTGAAACACAGAAAATACCCACAGGTTCAATTGACTGGGGTGATCAACCAACACGATGTAATGCAGGATACTTTGAGAACTTATACTTTGGTATCAAAGGTAATGTATTCTACTGTTGCCATGATTACCACCAAGAGTATAGTTGTGGTAATATAAATGATACACCGCTGAAAGAACTTCTAAGTTCTGAGGCATATGAAACTCAAAAACTGAGGTTTCAACAAGATTTCTGCCGTAAGTGCGAACAAGCAAGACCATTGGAGATAGTAAACTGATGACTTTAAACAATCCAGATTCAACTCTTAAAGATTTAATTTTGGTGGAACAATTGATTCCACAGAATCTTTGTGATTATATTATTGATGATATTGAAAAGAGAGAATGGAGTAAACACACTTGGTATAATAGTGTTCAAGGAACTTTTGGTTCTGAAGAGACTAAAGAACTTGAGGTTCAGAATACTACCGATGAACTTCAGAACTTGTTGACTCCATTTATTGTTCAAATGGGTGGACTGTATAATCAAAAAGTTTTATATGAAGGTGGTGGTGATAGAACCAGTCAAATTATGAATAAGTTTAGTAAGGTTCGTTTTAATCGTTATGAACCTGGTATGATTATGAGAACACATTATGATCACATAAGATCATTATTTTCTCCACCAGAGCAAGGCATACCAGTCTTAAGTATGATTATCTGCTTTAATGATAATTATGAAGGCGGAGAACTTGTCTTTTGGGACGATTATAAAGTTAAACCTGCTGCTGGGTCAATCATAGCGTGGCCCAGCCTTTTTCTCTATCCGCATCGCGTTGATGAAGTGACTTCAGGGCGTCGTTGGAGTGGTGTTGTTTGGTGTTGGTAATATTAAAAAGGAGAGGAAAAACCTCTCCTACCCTAAAGATTGCGGTCAATTAAGGCACTTCTATTTATTAGAGACCACCGTGACCGTTAGAAGTTGCTCCATCTGAGGTGCCCGAATTAGAAGTTAAATCTCCAAAATCAATAGCATCTCCAGTGCTCATAATTTGAACATAGTCAATTGTGGCTGCAGATGGATTTCCACCACAAAATATCATACGAGTTGGTGATGCTGCAGATCCTCCAGTTGATCTTGCTACGGTGAGATTTCCAAAATCAATTGAATCTCCTAAAGATGCGAGAGTGATATATTCAATTATATCAGAATATACAGTTGATGGAGTGTAATAATAACCAGATGCAAAAATCCCCCTCACAGAATTAGAAGATCCCTGAGCACCATATCTCGCTAAGGTCAAATCTCCAAAATCAGATCCAGTTCCTTGAGTAGAAATCGTAACATATTCAATTCCATTCGTTTGTCCAGGACTCTCTCCTCCAGCAAAAATACCCCTAGTGGAAGATTGAGCACCCCCTGCAAGAACTCTACCATCAAATAAATCTCCAAAAGTAATAGCATTTCCAGTTGATGCAATAGTTACATAATCAATAAGATTTGTATTTGGATTTGGTGTATTTCCTCCAGCAGTTAATCCTCTTGTTGAATCTGAAACACTAGTCGCATATCTTCTTGCTACAGTTGAATCACCAAAGTCTTGTGCATCTCCAGTTGATGCAATGGTAACAAATTCAATTACATTTGTTGCAATTGGTGCAGTAGATGGAGAATATCCAACAGTTCTTAGTGCTCTAACCCTGGATGCACAAGAACTATGCTGGGATATAGATGATTGAGTGCCAAAATCTAATGCATTTCCAGTGGTATCTATATTAACATAGTCTATTCCTGTGCCAGCTATACCCTTAAATATAATAGCACGAGTTCCACCAGTCGCAGAGTCTGGTGAGAAACTATCAATCTGATACCACGCATCCACGCAGTAAACCTCTAACTTCCCAGAGTCTGAATTAAATCGTAGTGCTCCTGCTGGTATAGTCATTTCTTAATTCTCGTAACGATACTTGGTTGCGTTGTAGTTTTGTTGAATTTCTTGTGGTGTGAGTGCTCTGTTGTATATGGAGACTTGTGATATGTTTCCATTCCAATATCTATCATCACCAGAATCACCATCATATCCAATAAGAAATTGTTTCGTTGATGATGGTATTGTTGTTACTGAATTAGTTGAAGTCAGTAAGGTTCCATTTAAATAAATTCCCACCATTGAAGTTGATAAAGTTACTGATATATTATTCCAAACTCCTTTGTTTATAGAATTGTTAGGTGTTTCTAACCTTATATTTCCTGAATTAATAATCCAGACTATTACATTATTTGTTGAGTTAAAATATAATCCATAATCTTGAGTAGGATGGGGACCTTTAGAAATTATTGTTCTAAAAGTTGTAGAATATGCTGGCAGAGAAGAATTTAAATATACCCAAGAATTTATAGTAATACTTGAAGTATTATCATAAAAATCTCCAAGATTTACATAATCATTCACCCCATCAAAACTCAAAGAACCTCCATCACTCCCAGAATACCCAACACCATTCACAAGAGTTCCAGTATTCCCATTACCACTCAAATCTCTCCAAGTTGTTCCATCACCACCAAAAGATTCTGCCTTACCAGCATCAAGGTATAAGACTAATCCATCAGTTACAATATTCTCATTTGGAAGAACAATACGAGTCCTTGTATCACCAACAGGAACTTGCATAAAACCAGTAGAACTCACAGTGGTAATCCCTGAAATCGTTGGACCACTGGTTCCGTCTTTATTGGTGATGTTGTTGGTATGTATAACGGACATTGTGTTATGAGTTCTTATGAGTATTTAGATTCCAAAACGAGAGCGTAATGCTTCAAAGTTTTGTGAGACTTCTGATGCTGTGAGTGCTTTGTTGTATATGGAGACTTGTGCTATGTTTCCGTTATAGTATCTATTAAAATCGTACCAAACTCCTACCATATATCCACTTTTTGTATTGTATGCTTCTCCAGCACCTCTAACTCTACTTCCAACTTGAGATCCATCTCCATAAACTAATAAAGTACCTGGATTGTTTCCATCCCAAGTTACTAGCATTTGATGCCAATTACCATCTATAAAGTTAATAGATACTGGTATATTATTTTCGTCATATGTATTATTTCCACCATATACATTAACTAAACTACTAGAAACTGCACTAAATGCAAATACAACATTTGGTGTTAGAGAAGGTGATGTAGATAATGCTAAAGGTACACGATCAGTACTAGTTCCTTTGCACCATACTTCTAATGTTCTTGGATTATTTCCCAAAACTATTGGATTTGATGAAGTTATATAATCATCCACACCATCAAAAACCAAAGACCCTCCACCAGTCCCACTATAACTCACACCATTCTTAAGTTCTCCGTGATTCTCATTACCACTCAAATCATACCAAGTAAAAACATCTGGATTAGTTCCAGTAGCACCAGGATATGAATACTTTGCATCCAGGTGTAGAACTAATCCATCTCTTACAATATTCTCACCACCATCCACATAGCGTTGTCCAGTTCTTCCAGTAGGTACAACGAAATGTGAATTAGAATCAACAACAGGAATACCACCAATTGATGGTCCTGCAGTTCCGTCTCTGTTTGTTATATTGTTGACTCTTATTTCAGACATAGTGTTTTATGAGTATTTATCCAAGACCACCGTGACCGTTGGAGATTCCCATAGCAAGTCTTCTTGCATTAGTTAAGTCTCCAAAATCAATCGCATTTCCTGTGCTCATAATCTGTACATAGTCAATTTTGTTTGTATCTGGACCTCCACCAGCAAATATTCCACGAGTTGATGATGCTGTTGCTCCAATATAACTATTATCTCTCGTCAAATCACCAAATTCCAATAAATTACCAAGAGTTGCAATCGTTCCATAATCTAAAGTTGCAACTGGTGAACCACTATTTCCATGAATACCTCTCACAGAATTAGAACAAGCACCCCTATTTTCTGTAGTTGATGTAGCATCTCCAAAATCCGCAGAGTTTCCTAATGTAGATATTGTGATGTATTGAATTATATTAGTGTTGCTAATATTGGGAGTTGTACCTGTAGATCCACATAAATGAATACCTCTTGTTGATGAAGCCCATCCACCACCAGTTTGATTTCCTGCACCAGTATATAAATCACCAAAATCAACAGCATCTCCTGTTGATGCAATAGTTATATAATCTAATACATTAGAACCTGAATAATTGGGAGAGGTACTGGCTAAACCACCCATGAGAACACCACGAGTAGAATTTGAACAACTACCCATACTTCTTCTGGCAACAGACATATCACCAAATGTGGTATCACCACCTGTTGATGAAATGGTAATGAACTTCATATTTACACCATATCCAAGAGTTCCTCCAAATACACCTCTAGTCCTTGATGATAAAGCGAATCCTTCATAATCATCTGTTGTAGTACCAAATACGATTGCATTACCAGTCGAACTGATATTCACATAATCAATATCAGTGTGATTTCTTCCACATACAATCACACCACGAGCACCACCAGTCTGAATGTCTGGTGAGTCTGTTGAGATATTGACCCATTCACCAGTCGTTGTAGTGGTTCCAAACCCTACAGGACCACCACGATAATACTCTAACTTCATAGAGTCAGTGTTGAATCTGATTGCTCCTGGTGTGATAGACATTAGGTGTACCTCCCTTTCCAAGCATTGTAATTTTGGAGAACTTCATCCTTTGATAATGCCTTTTGGTAAAGTGAGAATAATGCTATATATCCATCAAAGTTTTCTGTTCCAGCATCACCAATAAATCTACCAATGAAAACATTTCCAGTATAATTATCTGCTGGTACTGTCGATACTGTAGAATTCCAGGCAGTTTTGTTTCCTGCAATTGCTTTTTCTTGTGTTGCATTAATATTTGGAACAGCAGTTCCGTTGTCTAACTTGCCATCAACCCAAACAGTTCCCAAAGTATCTGTGCGAGTCACAACTAAATGATGCCACTCTTTTTCAACAAACCATCTATTATACGCCCTATTGTTATCACCTGATAAAGAACTACTCTCTACCCATACTTCTATCCTTCCTTTAGCACCAGTACCAGACTTGTCAAATTGTATTCTTATATTACCATTATAATCTGCTTCAAGTAAATTTTGAGCACTATCCCCAGTTCCTAATGGATATGCCCAAAATTCAATAGAATGTGGTTGATCCCATCGTATGGTTTTTCCATTAGGAACTTGTATATAATCATTAGACCCAGACAAGTTTAAATATCCACCTTTATCTGTAGAATAGGTCGGACTATTATAGAGAGTTCCATTATGACCACCTACTATATCATAAACGATATTACCACTTCCTGGATATGAATTTTGATTTGAAAAATCATATTGTAAAATTAATCCATCAGTAACTAAATTTGGATCAACATACCTGTGGGCATTATTACCACTAGGCATCACCATCCCAGAATTCGCAGAGAAGGTTGTAATACCTGCAATGTCTGGTCCTCGTGACCCTGACTGATTTGTGATTTGGTCTATTCTAAATTCAGACATTTCTTATAAACCTCCGTGTCCGTTGGAGAGTGCCGTTGTTTGTGCTACTGCGGTAGTCATATCTCCAAAGTCTACTGCATTTCCTGTAGTCGTAATTTGAACATAGTCAATTATATTGTATGAAGTATATGGACTTCCACTAGCACCGCCACCAAAAATTCCTCTAGTTGAAGAAGATGTTGCTTTTCCAGTACTTCTAATTGCAGTTAAATCTCCAAAATCTTGAGAATTTCCTAAAGTAGAAATTGTTACGAATTCAATAACATTATTTGATGATGTTGTTAATCCATATAATCCTCGTATAGAATTTGAGCAAGTACCACCATCATCACTGGACGCTAGAGTATCTCCAAAATCTGCAGCATTTCCAAGAGATGAAATTGTAATGAAATCAATTATATTTGCACCTCCCATAAAAATTCCTCTTGTGGAGGATGAACATCCAGATGTTCCATATCTTGATGCGGTCAAATCTCCAAAATCTTTTGAATCGCCAAGTGATGCAATTGTTATATATTCAATTATATTAAAAGTAGTAGTTGCTGGAACATTGGTCAATCCTCCAGCAAAAATTCCTCTAGTTGATGAGGAACATCCAGTAGAAAATGCTCTTCTTATTTGAGTTAAATCACCAAAATCTAGTGCATCTCCAGTAGATGATATGGTAATATATTCTATTGTATTAGTTTCTACTGGTACTGAAGTACCACCAGCAAATACTCCTCTGGTTTTAGAAGAGCAAGAGGACATTTGTGTTCTTACTGTAGATATATCTCCAAAGTCTATTGCATTTCCTGTGGTAGAAATAGTTACATATTGAATAACATCTGTTACTGTACTACCTGGTTGAATAGTACCACCACCAAAAACACCACGAGCACCACCAGTCTGTGCTTCAGGAGAAGTCGCAACAATCTCTACCCACTGATTGCCGTCAAACAACTCCATCTTCAGTGAGTCAGTATTAAATCGTA